CAGCTTGTAGGCCGTCGGGTAGCCGCTGTCCTTTGGCATTTTGGTCGGGACTGCCAGCTCCGACTCCCATCCTTCCCCAAGCGCGTGCAACAGAGCAAGCTGCGCCAAGGGCAGCAACTGCCCGTTGCCTCCTCGCTTGATAGGTCGATGCTTGATCTCTCGCAGGCGCTCCTTCATCTTGAGTCTGGCTTGATGATTGCTCATCGGATTCGCAAACTTCTTTGAGCACGAGATCGAGCAAAACTCTTGACGATTCCACGTTGGCTCCGGGCACGCCGAAAGAACTTTCCCGCTCTCGTCTCTCTTGATCCAAGGTCGGAACGCTTGCCCACAGAGCTTGCATTGCTTCGACGCCGAAAAGATCCTCCCCGACCTCCAGTTCTTTGGCGCGCCGCCAGCCGGATTTTGTGAAGTATGGATGATCTCCTGTGCAATGAAGGATGGTTCCATCGTCAAGCTCCAGCTCGTAGATATTGTCGGCGGCCCTCACACTGACGGCCATCACAATGCCAATACCTGCTTGATTGTAAACCAGATCTCCACACCTCATCGAGTCAATTCTCTTTGGCCCAGTCGGCGTCAGGATTTGCGTTTCTCCGGTGAAGCACTCGTCGGCCAGCACGATGTCAATGCGGCCGAGGTTGTGCGCCTGCTTGTAGATGCTGCCGATCGTGGCGTAGGTGAGCTGGCGCCCCATCTGCTTCTTGCCGATGGCCGCCGAGTACAGGCCCACGTCTGCGGTCGGCCAGATCTTGAGCAGCTTCTCGATGTTCTGCTCGAGTAGCTCCTTCTGGTGGACCAACACCAGCACCCTGGTGCCCGGGTGCTCTGCGTCAGCTCGCTGCGCCAGGGCCGCGATCATCAGGCTCTTGCCGGCACCGACGCAGGCCTCGACGATGGGGTTACCGCCCTCGTGCCGGTTGAACCACGCCCAGAGCTCGCCCAGTGCGCGGGCTTGGTAGTCGCGCAGCTTCATGCGGCCCCCGCCTTGACCAGGAACATCGGCGTGCGCGGCCCGACGTAGGCGCCTGCGGTGTTGAAGCTGAACCACTCCTCAGCCTCTTCGCGGTCCATGCCGCCCAGCATCAGGCTGCTGATCACCTCCTCTTGGTCGTACAGCACGACAGGCTCCATGCCGCAGCGATGCGCCACGCCGACGATGCAGCGGTCGAAGGACTCTGGCGGATCTAGGAACAACAGTTCTTCGCCGTACTCTTCGGCCAGTGATTCCCGATTCATGCCACGACCCTCGCTGTGGTGATACCGCGCGCCCGCAGCGCTGCCGTCATGGCCGCCGCATCGGCGAGCATCTCCTTCTGCTTGCAGGCCTTGATCTCCAGCGAGCTCAGCGCGCCGTCGCCCTGGCCGTTGGCGAAGGTGCCGTGCTTGTGCTCGTACACGACATCACCATTGACATAGTCCTTCTGCGTCGCGAAGCGCTCGAGCAGGATGGGGATGTACCGGTGCGAGCTGCAGCGGTGCGACTCGCGCTGGGCGATCAGGCCCACCTCGCCAAACTCGCGGCAGTTCCACTTGCCGTCCTCGCCATCGACCACGGGCGTGCTGTGCGCGCAGGTTCGGCAGTTGACGTCGGGCGCCTCCTCGCCGTGGCACAGGCTGTGGAAGTCGCACATCTTGCAGACGTACCAGCTCGGGTCGTTCGAGCACCGCAGCGGCGGCTCGGCCGCAATGATCACGCGCTCGGCGCGGACCTTCAGCCTGGCGAACTCGACCTCGTCGAAGTGGACCCATTCAGCATAGAGCTCGCTGGTGTCCTTGTTCTCGGCGATGTACATGGCGCGGGCCATGCCGGTCATGCCCATGTAGGTTTGCATCTGAGCCCAGTGCTGCGGCTTGGACTTCTGCACGCCATCCTTCAGGGCCGCGAACGACTTCGCGTTGTGCGTCTTGAACTCGACGACGGCCCAGGACTTGGGCGCCTCGGGGAAGCCTCGTGCGGCGCCGTCCATGCTGCCTCCGAAGTGACCTCCGACAGCGGACACGCGCCACTGCTTACCGTCGGGCGCGGTCTCGTGGACCTCGACTCCGATGCGGCGCAGCTCGGCCACGATGCGGGGCTCGAAGTCCTGGCCTGCCTTGAACAGGCGCAGCATCCGGCCCGAATGCTTCTTCGATCCGGCCCAGCGGAAGGTCAGCCACAGGTAGCGCTCGCAGGCGTGGCCGATCAGGGATGCGCCCAGGTGCGGGCGGTGGCCGTCGTCTGCGTCGGACTCGTAGGCCCGGTAGATCGTCGCGACGGTCGTGTGTATGGGTTCGGGCACTGTGGCCATGTGGGGACACTCCTCGTGTCGTTGCAGGGGTGAGGGGCCTGTTACTGGCGCGCGGGGCGGCCCTCCCCGGCCGGCCCCTCACCGCTGCAGGCCCTTGCGGGCCTACACGGGTCATGGCGTGGACGGGTTCTCCTCGGCGCCTGCCGTCTCGATCACGACGCCGTCCTTCATGGCAGCCACCAGGGTCTTCTGGTTGGCCACCGAGACGGTGAAGTGCTTCTCTGCGACGTGGCGCAGTGCGCCGACCTTGGTGCCGGCCTCCACGAGGTGGAAGCCCTGCGGGCCCTCGACGGCGTAGATACGGGTGGTCATTGCTGCGTTTCTCCTTCAGCGGGCTGAGCGTCTTGCGTGGCCTTGATCACCGCATCGACACGGGACTTGATCAAGTCGATGTGCGGCTGGGCCTGGTCATAGGGGAACTTCGACAACGCCACCAGGGCGGCGTTGATCGAGTCGATTGGGAGGGTCACGGTCACTTCATTCACAGGCTTCTCCTGTTGTTGCGGGAATCAGGCAGCGCGCTTCTGCCAAGGGGGCGTGGCGCCGGCTGCGGGTGCGTTGGCTGCTGGCGCAGCGGGACGAGGTGCAGCAGCAGCCATCGGCGCTGCGCCACCGGCCGCGGGCTTGAAGCCGTTGACCTCGTTCTGGTCCTCGTACTGGCCGGTCTCGTCCTTGCGGACCTTGACCTTGATCTGCATCGGCTTGTTGTGCAGCTCGCTCGTGTCGCGGAAGCGCGCCAGGCCGATGGACTCGCAGAGCTCGCGCAGTTGCTGCTGAGCGATGCTCTCGGCCTGCTGGTTGGTGTGCCGCACGTTCAGGCGGGCCCACACCTTGCGGCCGCGGTAGCCGTCTTGCAGCACCTCGATGGTGAGCTTCAGGGCTTGGCCGTTGCCGGACTTCAGGGGCACGATCTCCGACTCGGTGACCTGTGCGGTGTACCAGCCTGCGGGCAGCAGCTCGTAGCTGTTCTCGCGCTTCTCAACGCTGTCGGTGTTGAACTCAAATTGCGCCATGATGGGTGTCCTTTCAGGAGTTACTTGGCGGTGGTGGAAATGACCTTGGCAGCGATTGCCGACAGGTCGGGGGACTCGAACATCTCGAGGCTGCCAGAGCGGTCCTTGGCCTCGTAGTTGTAGTCGCGGCTGGTCTGCAGCCAGCGTGTCGGGTTGCCATCCGCATCCTTCTCGATGCGCATGGCAAACACAAAGTCGAAGAAATACCCGACGCCCTGCTTGAGCATGTTGCCGGGCATGGCGGGGTAGTACAGCATCGCGCCCAACTGCTCGTCCTTGGCGCGCTCCTGCTTGCAGGAGAAGTACACGTTGCGGCCAGGCAGGTCGCGGAAGGCGCGGATCAGATCCGTCATCTTCTCGGCCAGCGCGCCGTAGGCCTGGCGCGGATCCTTCGCGACCTTCTTCTCGTGGTTCAGGACCACCTCGGCGATCTCCGAGATGGAGTCCAGGCAGATCCACTTGAAGGCCTGGCCTTGCTCGGTGTTGGTCACGAAGTCGTAGGCCTCGTAGAGCTGTTCCAGGGTCTTGACCTCGATGACCGGGATGTCGACGCCACGCAGTGACAGCAGGCCAGACTCGGCGCTGATGATCACGGTGGGCTCGCCAGTGGTGGCGCAGAGCGAAGTCTTGCCGGCGCCCGCAGGGCCGTGGACCAGGAACTTCAGGCCGTTGAGCGCGGCGCTGTCTTTGGTGGAAGTGAGGGTGATTGCCATGTCGTCTCCAGGCAGTTGAAAAAATGGGCAGCTCGCGCTGCCCGGGTGGAGCTGAAGTTAGACCGCTTCGATCGTGATCGAGGGGCTGGCTTCCTTGCTGGTGATGAACACGGCAGCGGCGGCAGCGTCGGCAGCCTCGAGCTTGCGCAGCTCAGAGACGGAGACCTCGGGCTTCCACTTGAAGGCGGCCTGGGCGCCGGCGGACAGCTTGTCCCAGCCCTTGGTCAGGGCGGCGGCGTCAACCTTGCGGTCGATCTTGTAGGTCACAGTGACCTTGCAGCCCTCGGTCTTCTGGCTGACGGAGCCCTCGGGCTTGGCCGGGTCCTTCAGCATGTCGGCGATCGCCTTGTCGACGGCGCGGCGCTCGGCGATGGCCTCGTCTTCGATCCGCTTGGCGGCGATGCGAGCTGCGATGAGCTCAGAGAGAGTGACTGCTTGCATGATGTCGTCCTTTCGGAGTGGTTGAAAAACGTGTCGTCTCTGACGTTGTCAGTATATCAGCATTGTGATGCTGGTCAAGCGGTTTCGAACAGCTCGGGGAACTCGCTGCGCAGCATGTGCTCGACCTCCGAGAAACGCAGCGAACTGATCAGCTCGTGCAGAGCGTTTTTGATCTGGTCGTCGCTGAGGTGCAGCGTGACGTCGATGTAGCAGCCGCGGCGGTCCAGCGGGTGGCCGTGCATGACGGACATGCTGGTGGCCTTGATGTTGAGCTTGTTCATGCTGCCTCCTTCACAAAGTATGCGGACATGGCGGTCTCCTTAGCGAGCGCGGTTGAGGTGGGCGAGGGCAGCGGCGCGGGACTCGAAGCGGCCGCCGATCGGGGTCTGGTGCGGGCCGCGGACGATGAACCATCCGCCGAGCAGCTTGTTGAAAATCACGCGGGGCATGTCGGGTCTCCTCAGTTGGCGGGGCTGCAGATGCCTTGTTCGATCAGGTGCTGGGCCGTGCGGCCGAAGAAGCCTTGCAGCCTCCAGCACAGGCCGGTGTCGATCAGTTGCTGCCAGGCTTCGATGTACTGCTCTTCGCTGTCGGCGGGCAGGGCGCCTTCGGCGATCATCACTACGTTTGCGAGGTTCATGGTGGGTCTCCGATCAGGCAGCGAGCAGCAGCTCAGGCTTCATGAAAGACGCGGCGTCGACGTAGTCGATCTCGAAGTTAAGCTCGTTGTAGGCGATGCGCAAGTCAGCGGCAGAAAACGTCTTCTTGCCGGTCAGCTTCGCAAGCGCTTTGGCAGCGTCGTTGAGCGGGTAGTACAGCGTGTTGCCGTACACGTTCTTGATCAGGATCTCGAGCTTCATGTTGCGTCCTTCTGGAGCGCCCGGTGCCGCCGGGTCGGTGTCGACTGCTCCGTCGACAAGAGAGATTGCATCACAGTTGTGAAGTGTCTGTCAATAACCATTGTTATTGCTCGGGTATTCCAGAGAGCCGCCGGATCGCCCGCTGATACCTGGGTTCCAGAACCTGGCGCCGCTCTTCGCTGAGCTGCGACAGGCGATCGGGATGCAGGTTGTGCAGCACGTCCGCGAGCTTGATGATCTTCGCCTCGACACCCGCGGCAATGACCCGGTCCAGGTAGGCGCCGTAGTCTTCGCCCTCGCGCTTGGTGAGCGCTTCCACGAGCTGCAGTGAGCGCTCCGACACGCCGGCCGCGCGCAGCGTGTTGAGGCTGTGGAAGGTGTCCTCCACGACGTCGTGCAGCACCGCTGCGCACTGCGCGTCGATGTCGTTTGGTAGCTGCTTGGCCACCGTGTGCATCACGGTCAGGGGGTGCAGGATGTAGGCCATGCCGGCCTTGTCCTTCTGTCCGTTGTGCGCGTCGGCGGCGATGCCGATCGCGTAGAAAAGGTTATCGTGCATGGTACTCACCCTTCGTACACGGCCAGGCGGCCGGGGTTGACCCACTCGGCGTACAGGCCGCGCTTCTGCAGCTCGCGCTCGAGGTCGATGTGGACGCCGAAGACCAGCTCTTCGCGCATGGGGTTGCCGTAGTAGTCGACCCACCGATCGGCATCAGACGCCTCGGCGTCGATCGAGAAGTTGCGGCTGTCGTCGGGGTGCTGGTAGACGGGCACGCCCATCTTCTTGAAGGCAGCGAAGGCGCTGCGGAACTTGGCAGGCATGGGCTTCATGGCGTCGTGGTGCATGGGGTTTGAGTAGCTCATTCGTCGTCTCCGGTTGGTGATTGATCAGGTGCCGCGGGTGCCCCACTCGGGCATCTCTTGGCGGAACTGGCGGACGCGGTAGGGGACGTCTTGCCAGGCACGCTTGCCCTCGAAGGACTGGACAGCAGCAGCGCGGCCGGCGATCAGCTCGGCAAGCACGGACTTGGCGTGCTCGCTGGTGTAGGTCTTGAACATCGCGATGTTGCTGTCGACGATCGCAAGGAACTGTTCGTTGGTCATCTCGGTCTCCGTTCACGTCCCGGAACTGCCGGGCCAGATCTGAATCATATCACAGTTGTGATACTTCAGAACTCGGGGTTGAGGCGGCTGACGGTGCCCTGGATCAGGGCGAAGTAGCCGTTGAGCCAGGCGCCGCTGGTGCCGCAGCGGTAGAACTTGCGGCCGCTGCTGGTGGTCACCAGCTTGAGCGACTTGCTGATCTTGAGGATCTTGCCGACGGGGTAGTAGTCGCCGTTGAAGGCCATGCTGACCTCGTCGCCGACCGCGGGCGCGCGGATCACGTTGAACCGCGGCGCCACGTCAGGGCCGGAGTCGATCGCGATGTAGGGCTTGCCGGTGAAGGTCGAGGCGCCGGCCGCGATCATCTGCGCGTACTCGATGTTGGGCATGTCGTTGCGGTTGAGCCAGCCGGCGTGGCGCGTGCCGTCCATCTGGCGGCTCCACAGCGTGTAGCCGTTGGGGGTGTTGAGCTCAGCGGGCATCTGCTCGGCGATGGCCACGACGTTCTGGTTGTCGTCGATCTTGAAGTACAGCATGGTGATGTCTCCTGGGTTACTTGGTCTTGGGGTGGATTGTTGTCAGGAACACAGCCCCCTCTACCATGGGCTTGTAAAACTCGATGTCGTAGTCCATGTCCATGCCGACAGGCACGAGCCACAGGTTGAAGGGGTGCCCCGCTTTCTTCATGCGGCGGATGAGCTTCTCGATGTCCGTGTCTACGTTCCAGTTCCCAATAGACGCGGCAAAGAAGTGTTTTTGGGTTTGCTTGGTGGTCATGGTGATGTCTCCGGTTAGGCTTGAGTGGCGCGAGCGATAGCGGCTCGCATCAGCGCGTCGATTTCAGGCGGCACGTCCCCGCCTGCCCAATAGTCCGCCACTGCTTGCAGCGCGGCCAGCAGGTCAGGTGCGGCGGCAATCAGGCGGGCGTTGGCCTCGACCACCAAGCTGCCCATGCAGTCGGTTGCGTTGCTGCAGTGATGCACGCTGGCCCCGGCGCTGCAGTAGCCGGGCATGAAGATGTTGAACGCCGAACGGTCTTCCAGCTTGCTGGCGTGCCAAGGGCCGGGCGTGTGGGTGGTGGTCATGGTCAGTCTCCGTTCAGGCAGTGAGGATGGCGTCGAAGTCGAACACCGTGCCGTCAGGCAGCTCGATCACGGCGTCGCGGGGGAAGAAGTCGTTGCACTCGCGCTCGTCGTACAAAGCGAGAGCAAGGCGCTTGCGCAGCTCGGCGGCTTTGCGCTTGGGGAAGGGGTAGGGAATCGTGTCGAAGTCGCCGTCGTCGTAGCGGCGAGCGAGGATGGAAGACACGTCACGACTGGCAGGGCAGCCGGGCTTGCTGAAGTCGGTGCCGCCGAACGGGAAGCTCAAGCGGTTGTGCTCGACGATCAAACGAATGGTGGTCATGTCGGACTCCTGGTCGCGTCCCGGGATCCGCCGGGCCGGTGTCATCTCTGACGAAGTGATTACATCACACCTGTGAAGTGCTGTCAACAGCATTGTGATGCTCGGGCTTCTCCCAGACTGCGACGGACCACTCGCCCACCCACGGGTCGTAGGCGCCGTCGCTGAAGTCGCGCACGCTGGCCGCGTAGTCGACGCCGCCCTCGAGGAACAGCGCCACGGCCTTGGGCTCGCCGAACCTGGTCTCGTTGATCGCGGCGATCAGGGACTTCAGCGTGCCGTCCCACTCCCACGAGTCGCACTCGCCGGCAATGACGTTGCCCTTGGCGTCGATCGCCTTGAGCCACTTGCCGCGGCTGCGGTAGCAGCCGGCGCCGATCTCGCGCTTGGACCACCGCAGTGCGTCCTGGTAGGCGCCGCTGACGGCGTTCTTGACGTCGTCGAAGCGGGAGAACTTGGAACCGTTGGGGAAGGTAAGGTTGCGCATGTTGGTCTCCGGTTGAATCGGTTTAAGTGGTTCAGGCTTCAAGCATTCCGGCGACGATGAGCATGTCGCGACGCAGGCAGCCGATGGCAGCGCAGGGGATGTCGCCGCGCTCGAGGCCGGTGACAACGAAGAGAGCTTTCTCAGCGATAAGGGCTTCACGCATCGGCTCGGACAGGTAGTCCCAGCCGCAGCCGACTTTGGCTTGCACTTGCTTCACAAACTCTTTGACTTGGGCGAGTTGCCACAAGCGGTCTGGGTTGGCGGGCAGCTTGGTCATTTGTCGCTCCGTGTTGATCTCTTGACGGGATTGATTACATCACAGTTGTGAAGTCCACAAACGAATACCCGACTGCGTTGTATGGGCA